CTGCAAACACAGCAGACTGGAGCACAGTTTGTACCCCATTAAACCCCTTCCACACAGCAAGGACCGCAGCACGACCGTTAGCCCAAAAAGCCTTGCTTACAATCTGGGTATTCTGTATATTAGTTTCTTGGAGGTTGGCATACTCTGGGTCTGCGACTATAGACCCACTTACGCTTGTGTAGTTATTTGCTGAGGCAGTGCCTTGAAACAAGGAGGCCTTCATTTCGTCGTCAAGGTTAACTTGAACGGCTGTTGCCGTATCGTTGTTTGTAACAGCTAGCAAAAGTGGGGTACCAAAGGTAGGGGTTACCCTAGCTAGTCGGCTAAAACCAGCAGTAGCCCGGTAGGCCGCCCAGACATAATTGTGACCAGAGCTTAGTGCCACAGATGAAGCATTACACGCCACACTAAACTCAAATATAGGAGAATAACCGTACGTACCCAGGTCCGTAGAGACTGCCCCCGTAGGCATGACATAGAACAGTTTTATCTTGCTAGTGCCAGCCGTTGTGTCTCGGTAAATAACTAACGCGGCCCCCCCGTCGTGGGCGGTAGTTACATCGTATACACCACTACTGTGTATGTCGGTTTGTACAGACACAAAGCTCTCAGCTAGGGAGGAAAGAACGTCTCCAGTACGAATGACCATTACACGTAAAGAACCCGTACCTGCACTATGACAAAACAAAAGAATGGCATTACCCGCAGCTACCAGTTTCGGCTTACTGAGGGAGCTGTTCAATAAAAGACCAGTTGCATACACAGCCCCGGTTGCCGAGTTAACTACCGACAACTTCATATTAGAAGTGTCTTCCACCCACACAGTAGCTCTGATGTTACTCAAACAGACTGAGTCGGCCATCGTCTGGTTAGCATTTTTAAATGCTTCCGTTGATTCGGTGATCTTACATGCTGTAAACCGTGTACGCCGGACCCACGTAGGATCCACAAAAGAGTACATATGAAGGTTATCAAAGGTAAGTAATTCTGTGTCACGGGTAGCCAGTGTAACAGCCTCGGTAAAGTCCCCCTCTTCGATAAGTCCCGTGTTGGGGTCATCATTAACCCAGTTATCAAGGTTGATATATCCGTTGCGTTTCTTGATTCCAGGGGATTGTGTGAATACCCCATTCTGGAGGTCAACCAGCTTTGGTGGACGCACCAGCTTCTCGTCGGTTTTGGTATCTACGCCACCACCAAACGGAATATCAACGTTTTGCCAAGATACTGACATTATGGGTGGTCGAAGGTAATCTCAGCGTAATTTAGGGACTCAGTAGAAAGTGCGTTAGAGCACTCAATATAATATGCTTGACTAGATAAGACTACATGATCAATAGCTGAAAGCGTAGCGCTGGTTTGCCCAAGAGAAGCCTGCGTAGTAGAGGCCACAACTACGGGAGTGACCCCGTCTGTTCGTCTGAGACTAATGGTCCACGTACCCGAGAGTTTGTTCATAGTAACTACTACGGTTCTAATCCTGTCCCCCACCTTATGAACTAGCCCTCCGTTAAACTTACCCGTACCGCTAGCACGTCCTGTCCCAGCTACAGCTGTAAAAGAAGTGATATCCATGTTGAAGGAAGCACCGGGGACAACATATGTAACGTTCCCATGTTTAATGGCACCGTCTGTGATGGCCAGTCCGGCACAGGAAACGTTAGCCCCAACAATAGTATTACTTGCAGAAATAACACCAGAAGGACTAGACTGAAGTATAGCTGCAGCCCCAGGTAGCGCACTAGGAAGGGTAAAAGTAATGTTCCCCGAGAGCCCGCTTGCTCCGTCAAGGGCCGTGTAGTTACCTGAACCGTCGTTAAACCTTACGGTGTCAAGTTGGACGTCGGCGAAACCATCAGCGGAAGCATCAAGCTTGAATTCGTACTCTGTGCCTACTGCGTCCCAGTTAATGGCTACGCCTGCGGTACCATAACCTGCTCCAGAAATACCAGATAAGGCAGCAGCGTTAAGCGTTCCGCCCGATGTTAGCTGTACTGGGTTTCCTGCCCCATCAGTGAAGAAGAGTTCTCCTCCCACAGTGTAGGTCTTGCGTGTGTCAGAACCACCAACCAAGGCCGAGGACTGGTTATTAAACCTACAAGCTCCTAGTTCCGTAGCTGTGAACTCTTGGAAGTCCAGGTCTGAGTTAATGTTTATTCCACTTGCTGGTACTTGCCCTTCAATGGAGTCAATAATTTCCTGAAGAACAAGGTTTAGGTCGTCCCCATAGGAAATGGTTACCCCAGGTTCGGGCAGGGGATTAACAACTGGTGATCCAATAGGCATGTTAAAACACCCACAAATTAAGAGTATCGACAGGGACGGCAGGAACTAACCAAAGTTCCGTGTTCTTGTCTGGGTTGCTTAGTTCTTCGGTGCAGACGACCCCGTTAGTAGAAAACCAGCCTAGGTACTTTCGGCCCAGCCCATGCTTAACCTTAAGCAACGTAGTGGCCCCTACAACAATGCCCACAATTTGGTGGCCTTGAAGTAGCCCTACCGCTAGGATCTCCCCTACCTTATCCGATAGCTTACGTTGTGGGTCCTGGTCAACTGGGAGGACCATACGCTTAATACCGGCCATTAGTGATACCACCGGTAATCTGCCGGGTCTACGATGTATACCGAGGACCCGTCGTGGTCGGAAACTCGGCCTGCCTCAGTGAGGGTGCGCAGCTCTGCAGCAGCAAGAAGGCGCGCCGTCATGGCGTCCTTTTGGCGCTCATATACCCCAGTGGGGCTTTCCTCCTTACTTAGCAGCTTAATGGCAACATCAATTACTATGTATTCCTCGAACCCATTGATTCCGTCCACGCTCTCGGTACCGCCCACTTCAAGCGTTGGAGCAGCCATCGTGTACACGTGCCTATAAGTGTGGTTGGCTCTCGGATGCGGGAGCAAGTGCAACTTAGGAAACGGGCTTGTCCCAGCTGGTGTGCTCCTGTCAAAGGTGTAACCCTGGGAAATGTCTTGTATGCTATAGTCGTAGTTGTTACGCTCACTAAGCATGATCTTGGTGAGTGCGATCCATTGCCCGGTCGATAGTTCGTAGTCAACCCCTACTGTGCCAAAGTAATCATCGGGCATGTCAAAGAGTCCAGCTTCGGCACCCGTGGGGCTTATCACTTGGTAGTTAACATAGAATTCTGGTGCAGCTGCAACGAGCAGCTCCCATAGTTCTCCCAGGGACGCGTTGATGTGTGTTAAAATTTCTTCATCAGTTACAAACTGGCTATTCTCGAAGTCCGCTCTTTGCCGGACCCTAGTCGTTAGTGTTTCTATTGTTACTGATGCCATGATAAACCTTTAAAAGCTGGGCCCTTAGTCACCTCGGGCCCAGTAACTAGTCTTCAGACTTCGCTAGCTGAATGAATGACCTAAGTGCTTTTACCTTGTCAGCGGTAGTCTTGGCCCCCTCGAATTCCCGAAGCGCTACTTCTAGCTCTTCTGTGCCATCTGGCTTAGTTTCCGGGATCCCAGTCTTGGCTTTATCCTTGGGGTTGAGCATCTTGGCAGCAATATCAGCTAGCTTGATCATGTTCTATCCTTTAGAGGTCGTTTCTTTGCCGATCGGTACACCAGAACGTGAGAACAACGGTTAACCCCGTTGTATCGGCAGCAAAGGGAACCCCAGTGATGCCGTCCTCAGTGTATAGTTTAAACGTAGCCACTCCTGTCACATTGTTATATCCTGTATAACGAACGTGGAGTCTTGGCTCGTCAGCCTCTACGTACCCCCGGCCTTCCATGATTCTCCTGGGCTTTAACGAGCCCCTGAAGGTACACGTGTAGTCCCCAATACCCACCCGGGCTACCGTGAGAAAGGTTTCCCCCGGTTCCACGACTGTTGGACTCGACACTCCAGCGGTTGTGAACCTAACAGGAAGGCTGTAAAGGTCAGGACATGCCGACCGCACAGGATTCCTGCTTTGCGTATTTGCTTTATATGGCATGTTAATATCCTATGCTGTTACTAACGGACTAGGGAGCAAGAACGCCAATGCCGTTATGACCGGGAGCCGTGCAGACCAAGTTACCGTACAGACGGCACCGGATCTCAACCTGGTCAGCATTAGACACCGTTCGTGCCGACAGGGTGTCATCCTCGACGATGTGCGGAAGCCCGCCCAACGAGTGCAACTTCCACGTATCCATCTCAAGGAGGAAGTAGTTCGTAAGTGGACAAGCCGCGTCACCGTACACAGAAACAGTGCCAGTTGCGCACTGCATCTCGAGGCCACTGAACCCGAAGACTCCCTTTCCACCTGGGTCACGAGTAACCTTGGTGTCAAGTTCAAGAGCGAGTTCCTTAAGCTTGAAGGGGTTCATAAAGCAGTGGGTAGGACGACCGTTACCAAAGGAGCAGAGGGCCGCAAGCTCCTGCACCGACTCCTCAATGGAGAGAGCCGTGTCAGTCATGCGGGACCCCGCCAAGTGGAGGGGGTTGATGCTTCGGTCAACGCCGAAGAAGCTTTCTCCGGTAAGCGGGCTAGTTGCAGGAACCCACCCAGCAAGCCCAGAAAAGGAGGTACCAAAATCACCCTTGTTAAACAGGAAGTCCCCTGCAACAAGACCAGTGATCTGCGTAGTAACGTTCTCCTCGAAGTAAACAGCCGCATTCTGAAAGTCGATCTTTCTAACGGTAATGCTATCGCCGGCATCTCGGAGCGCTCCAGAGGTTCCATCAGTCACGGAGGCGGTAACCTTCTGACCTTCGGTAAACCAGATGGTATCAGACTTGGAAGCCAGAGTGATCTTATCCAGAGTGGCATCGCCGTTGGTGATCGTAGAGATCACTCCAATTGCTCCACCACGGTTTCTAAACAACCCGTGGGCGGTGCTTTTCTCAAGGGACTTCATCGCGTTACTAACTGTGTTCTCGAGGAGACGAACAAAGCCACCCGCGTCATTACGCATGCTCATCATGGTCTGAGCATCGATGCGGCCGACACCATAGTCAGTCACACGGGTAATAGAGTTGATTACGCTGCTCGCCGGATAGCGAAAGTCCTGAGCGGTAGCAAAATCACGACTTCTCGTGGGCCCCGTGTACTGGAGTGGGTTCTCAATCGAAGAGCCCACAAAGTCATCAACTTTGGTGACCATTGCAAGGAACGGATGCGTAAGCTTCCAGTCCTGTACAATTCTCTTCTGAGGGAAAACTTTCTTGATCAAAGACATCATTGAGGCAGCATTTGCCTGCTGTGGAATCGTCAAAGGCATGTGTAAGTTTCCTTAATTGCTAGACAAAGAAGATTATCCTTGAGCCATACTTGCCTTGATCTCTGCTATCGCCTCTGAGATCGTGCGTTCCCGATCGAAGTCTGGTTCTGGGATATTCGCTTTGCCCGCTGTTTGTTTGGTAGTTAACGTGGTCGTCGCCGGCTTTCCTGTAGGCGTACTTTGTACTTTCTGTGTCTTTTCACCTGGCTGTGCGTGCCGAGTTACCCACTTGGCAATCTCGGTGTTTAGAGCCTCGGACACTTCCTTTGCCGAGGGAACCTTACCGCTGGAACCAATCATGTTCGCTGCGGCTTGCATCATTGCATCAAGGGTACCTATCGGGTCATCCGCGTACTCAGCGGCCAGGTAGGGCTGCCCTTCAAGAGAGGCTTGCAGGTAACCGTTCAACTGTGATATGTATACGTCTCGCTCTTTAGTAGCGTGTGCTTCAGCTTGCTTACGCTCGAACTCCGAGACCAGCCGTTTCATCTCGGCTAGCTGTTTGTTGGCTTGGATCTGTTGCTGCTTAGCCTTAAACTCGGAAGGTGCGTCGTCACCTAGCTCGTTGTAGTAGATGTCTGCGGCAAGCTCTACCGGTCTTTCAATGCCAAGCTTTTTAAAGTACTCCGTTGGATTCTGGCGTACCTCTTGGCTTAGCTGGGCTAGAGCCTCGTCTACCTGCCTTTTAACTTCAGCAGCGATCCCTGCCTCACGCTCCCTGAGCGCCTTTTCTTTTTTTGCGAGTAAGGCGAACTGGGGGCTGACGAGTCCCGGGGCCGGCTCCTCAGCTTTGGGCTGTTCTTCAGGGGCAGAAGCTTTTTCCTCGGACTCCGGTGGTTCACTCGAAGCTTCGGGCGCTGTCCCGAAGACCTCTTTAGCGATAGCTTCGTAGTCGATCTCAGCACTTTGTGCTACTTCTACTGCTGCTGTTTCTGTTACTGTTTCTTGGACTTCTTCGTTAGCCATTTGGTAATCCCCCTTGCATCCCTAGCGGTGGTTCGGTAATTGGCGGTGGCGCTACTCCTGCTGGTACCTGCCCGGGCAAAGAGTCCGGCGGCATCGGAGTAGTAACTGGTTGTTCTTGTCCTCCAGGCATGGGCAGCGGCGGAGGTGTTGCTAGCTTTTGCAACTCAGCCGCTTGGAGCAGCCATGTTCGAAAGTTGTCAAGGACTTCCTCATCAGGGTAGTCCCCCATATCGTTGTAGGTTTTAAGATATATCTGGTTAATTCTTTTAATACCAAGAGCTAGGTTCTGGAAAGGCTCCGGTGGTCTGTATTTTCCGTCGAGGAGGTTTTCAGCTACTCGCTCAATGTCCTCGAAGTCGGCATACGCCACCGAATCTGAACGTTGAAGGTCGGGGTTATTCAGTAAGTAACGCCCCTCCGTTTTATCGATCATTTTAACTTGGGCTAGCTCGGTAACGGTCTGCATCCGGCCACTTGGGGTTAGGCTCAAGATGCTAGCGGCCATGATATCCAGCTCATAGCAGTCGTCTTCGAGGTCAACCGCGGACCAATCAATTGACTCTACAAAAGCGTTGTGCCCATACCCCACATAGCGTGATCTAGTATCGGTGCCGGATTGGTATAGCTCCTTCGCTACTTCAATAATCTTCCATGCGATATCTAGGTAGAACCGTTCATAAGCCTGTGCTACGATAGCGAATCGTTGCCCTTCGATGTCGGTGAACTCGCGGAGGGCAACTGCCGATTCTAGACCTGCTGGCTTTAACGACTGTGCCGTGAGCTGCGATATCCCAATTTGCTTGAAGCTTTCCTCGACTTGCCTTTCGCGTTCTGCGTAGACTTCTTGGCCAACCGCTTGCGCAACCATGAATACAGGAGGCTTACCCCGATACGGGACAATCGCCCCAATAGTACGATCAAGCTGCGGCTTAAGGTTTTTAGAAGAAACATCAACAAAGATCCTTGGTACAGCGATTAGCTCTTGACAACGCTCAATGAATCGTTCAAGCTTGTCCATCTTGACCTGGCGGCCCACAAGCTCTTCGGCGATGCCTTGACCATAAAACCCAGTGATCGGTTGTGACCAACGAAACCAGACAAACGGGTACCCCGCATCAGAGGACCACTCCTCATCAAGGAGGGTACCAGTCTCGATGGCAATCGTATGGCGAGCACCTGGTCTCCAGGCCTCAACCACAATCACTTTGTGCATTGGGACCTCCCTGTAGGTGGTCCAATGCGTCTTTTCTCCGGCCTTATCGATCTCTACGGTGTGATCCGGAAACATCTCCTTAAGCTTTTCTTTATCAACAAGCTTGCGCTGGAACAATTCACTCGGTTCACACTGTGAAATGCAGTCACGCTCATCAACGATGATCTCGTCGATGATTACTCGTTCTAGGTAAATCTTCTTCTCTAGAGCGCACACCTTGAGGCAGCCAGTACCGAAGGTACACCCATCTCGAAAGATCAGAGGACCTAACTGGTAGACATCCCGGTGCATGAACTCTGCCCACAGGAAGCGCTCGAGCTTTTTGGCACGCCTCTGTTGCTTCCACTCGGCCCCCGTCGTGAGCACACGCGCTCGTGGTTTGTTCTTAGCGATAATGCTGCTAGCCGTGTCAATGACCATTTTGATAATATTGGTCGTACTGCGATGGCTAGTCTCGAAGGTACGCGACTGGTTACGCCAATTAATGCCTAGCTCGTGCCTATTGCTATACAAGCACGCATGTGCTAGGTTAGCTGTGTGCACGGCCTCCTGGTCCTGCTCTATTGACTCAACGTGGTCAATGAGTGCAGTGTGGAGGTCCTCGGGCTCCGCTTGGTGCCAAAACAGTGGCTTCATTACCTAAAGCTCGGCTTCCGCCCGCCAAATGCTTCGGCGTATAGGTCTTCATTGACAACTTCGTTTTTATCTACGTCTTCTTCTTTTACCCCGGAATCAACCCACGGTTCTAGGGGGTATTCTTGGTACCAAAGTTCAAGCTCCATCTCGGGGGTTTTCACCCGTAGAATGTTAAGCGCACGCATTACCGTAGCTAACTCTGTGATCTTTGTTAGATCCATAGATCCTCGTGTGGAGTGGTGTCAAAGAACTCTTCTGCGAAGGTTACACCTTCTTCCAAGTTCCGCTTCCCCAGTCGCTCTAGTCTAAGCTTCTCTTGGTACAGCTCCCACTCGCGGGTGTGCTTTACTGGGGAAGCAGTCTTGAGTACCATGTAGTGGTGTCGAGCGTAACGCCAAAGATAGAGAAACGCGTCGCAGGCGTGGTTATCAAGGAAAGGGTGTTCCTTCTTTTTCTTGTTGTCCACCCACTGGAGAACTTTCATCTCCTTAGCGGTGTGACCGTTAGGAAGCAAAAGAACCTTGCCGTTAACCAGGTCCGAGTTCAGAAGCTCGATGTGGTCAGGCTTTTCCTTCTTGTTAGCTTTCTCAAAGGAAAGACCGTATTGCTCGTGCAGAGTTTCGATAATCATCTTGCCAAGGCCGCCTGTATCGGCGATCATGATATCGATCTCATTGTCGAAAGTACGTATAGCCTTTTGCACCTCGAGGGCTACCTCTGGGATCGTCATGTGCGCAAACTTCTCGCAGTACACCTCTATGAGCTGGTTATGTGTCTCAGACCACGCGGCCACTACTATAGCCGTGCTATCCTCGAAGCCGAGATCTAGGCCGAGCAGAAAGGTCCACTCGTGACCAGGTGGTAAGCCCCAGGGTTCCTCGGAGGAAATAAGCCCGTTACGTGTTTCGTCATACTGGTACACACGTAGGTTCTCGGTTGGGCACCATTTCCCTAGGTACTCAATGATCCACCTTGGGTCAGAATCTGACCACCCGTTTGCCTCCTTATCGACGAGAGCGGCTTCCCATAACTGAGGACATGGTGTGTTGTCCTGCATGGTCCAGCAGTGGTGTGACCAGTTATACGGACCGAAGCCCTCCTTAGCCGAGAACGGGCGTACCCTAAAGTTACCTCTGATACCCGGAGTTGAGCATTCAAAGAACGGCCCCGTTAGTGCGTAACCAGGGGTTCCACCATATACGAACCTTCCCAGGCGATCAAGAAGGGCAGGCCGGATTACCTCTTCCTCGAGTTCCTTGAGCACATCTGGGTCAAAGGAACCCGCCTCGTCAACGATAACCAGGTCGCGGGAAACGCCTCTTAGCTTGTCGATCTCGTCAGAGGACTCAGCACCGGCTAAGGTGATGGTCGCTCCGTTGTAGAACGTCGCAATCAGGTCAGTGCCGTGAAAGTTCACAGACAGTTCAAAGTCGGCGCACATGTTTTTCAACACGGACCACATAACTCTCTTGCTTTGCCCAGCGGTTCGTGTTAGGTATAAACAGTTCCCACGTGGAGTTCTTAGCGCAGTGGTTATTAAGTCTACACAGAAGGCGTAGGTTTTACCCGCTCTACGAGGGCAGAGCACAGAGCGAAAACGTGACCTATCGCGCACGTAGTTCTTCTGCTGCTCGAACAGAAGTCCGACCATGCGCTCAATGGCGGCTAAGGCGGGCTTACGCTCGTCAGAGGCTGCCTTCTTGGCAATCCCAGACAGAAGCTCTTTTGTTAACGCTTTGATACTTTATCCTCAACAGCTGATTCAACGGCATACGCCACGTTACCAGCTGGGATCCAAAGCACTCTGTCAGGAGTAGTTACCTTGTAGTGACCAGAGCATGATTCAATTGTGTCCCCTTTGGCTGCCTCATACGCCGGTCGTAGCCCATAGTGATTACACGAGCGAAGCAAGCGTAGAAAAGAAAACTTTGTCATTTTACATCCTTTCGATAATAAGATAAGCTAAGGTAACCAAAACAGGAACTCCGCCCACTAAGATGCCCCATAGAGAGCTTTTAACTGATAGTTTCGCTAAGGCTTCACTAAGAACATCAACCTTGTCCTCAAGCCTGTTAAACCTGTGCTCCAGCCTGTTCACCAAGTGGAACGTCACTGCTTGGTTTTGATCTGACAGGCCTGGGGTCGTAAGTTCCGCTCTTGGTGAGGTATCGTGCATCTCGTGTCCTAAAGGTATGCTTAAAAGGAGCACCTAAGGTGATGTGGTTTAGCAAGGACTTACCTATCCCACTGCGCCTGAACGGCGGCTTAACATAGATATAGTGAACTACCTCATTGGTGGAACAGATGTAACCAAAGAGTTGGTCATTGTCCTCGGAGGAAACAGCTAGGGTAAGCTTGGTACCGGGTAGCTCTAGGATCTGCTTGACAGTTTGCGACATAAGAGGCCAGTACAAGTTGTTAGGTACGGGCCCTACGTCTCGGCTTGGCTTGTACGACTTTAGCCAAGTTGAGAATACAAAGTTCTGATCAGAAGAACTTGGTACGTACTGTCGGAAGAGAACCTGCACGGTAACCTACTGGTTGTTGCGATACCTATCGTTAGCCACAGAGATGTACGCTTTGACAGCAGTCGCAGTCCCCCCGATAGCTACTACTTCTAGGTAAAGCCTATCAAAAGAAGAAAGTAGGTCTATGGGCTGGACCAAGCGCAAGCTGTCGGATTCGTCTTCATCCATGGTAAATCCGTCGTTAACAGTACCCGTGATAGTATCATCGGCACCAGGCCCCAGCGGGCACCACACGGACACCCCAGCTACAAAGCCCCACAGACGACAGGTAACAGTCATGACCCCAGACCCGGTCGTGGAGACCACCCACAGGGAACCATCGGTGGGCAACACACCCGGTCCAGGCATTAGAGCGGTAATCGGAATACCAGCGGAACCAGAGGGGGTTCCATTAACGGAGGTAGTTGTAGCTAATAGCTCTACTACGGTATTCAAATCATTGCGTGTAACATCACCAAGAGCCATTCCTATCCTCCAGTAAAATAGTTCCTACCAAGGTAGGTTTTAACGACCACTTCTGCGCAAACAACACACGTTTCACAAGGCTCACACGGTTCACAGGGAGAACAGTCCACCCTGCCTACGGCAGAAGTTGCCGAGTCACCATTAAACTGTGCCCCAGAAACAAGATATCC